TCATTTTCGCGGCCGCGCCTGCGGCGATTGCCGCTTCGACGAGCTTCGACTTGAGGATGAAATTTCTGGCCGGCGGCTTCTTGTCGGGATCGGCCGCCGAGACTATCGCCGCAAGCTCGTCCGGCACCGTCAGCGTGCCGATGTCCGGGGCTGCTCCGGCCTTCCCCTCTGGCGCCGGGTCGTGAACGTATCTGCACTTCGACATATCGATCGAGAGTTGAGCGGAAATGTTCGTCAGCTGGTCCGGCGAGAGGCGGAAGGTCTTCATCGACAAGGCCCCTTTTACTTTCCGAGGAAAATGACGCCGAGCCCGCAAGGCGCGTTCTGCGTTATGCCGCCATTTTGGGATATCGTGCTCTCGAGGAGATCCCCTACATTCAGATGGACCATCACGGCCGCGCCGGAGAAGGGGCCGTTGGTGCATGCACTCGCCGTGTAGCCGGTAAAGCCCGCCACGGAGCTGTAGCCGGAGCCCCTGTTGACATTGACGGCCTGCGTCCATCCATATGCCGCATTCGTGCCTCCAAGGCTGCCAATCTGGAGGTTGGTTCCAAGCCATGCCCCGACCAAATACCAGCCGTCTTCTCCGGCGGCGATGGTAAGAACGCCGGCAGCAAACGTGCTCGCCAGATTTGACGTGACCGCACCGAAGCTTGAAACGACGGTTGCCGACGTTGAAGAACCGACATTGAAAGTCGTGGCGGGCGCCGCTATCAGCCCATTGACGAGCGAAATCTTCGAGCCCGCGCTATCCCTGCGGCCTTCAAGGATGAACTTTGCCCCGTCGTACTTGGCTTCGATGAGCCGTCCCGTGAACAGCTCATTATTCACGAGCGCCGAGCCGTCGGGATAGGTGAGGCTCACGACGCCCGGGCCGGCATTGACCGTCGTCGCCCCGCTGTTGGGATGGGCGACGGCGATGCGTAAAGTAAGCCCCGCCGTATAGGCATCGAGCGTCAGAGCCGGCGTGACGACGAGTGCATTGGCCGCGCCGGAATCGGCGAGATAGTTCAGCGCTTGCGAGCGGATCGCCTTGGCGAGCTGGGCGAGATCCGCATTGGTCGGGGTGAAGCCGGAACCGGCGACGACTCCGACGATTTCTCGCTGCGGGTATTCGATCGACGCCGCGGGCGGAATCGAGCCCTGCGTGCCGCTCGACGGGTTGCCGTCGACAAAGGCCGCGTTCGGATTTAGGGGCTGGTCGAAGGGCTGGTTGTATTTCAAGGGGCGCTCCGCGCGGGGCGCGCCTGGGCGCGCGCGAATGGCGAATGGCGAGTGGCGAAGACTCGCGGGCGAGACGCCCGCGGTCCGACAAAGGCGCCGGCGCTGCCGGGAGCGCGGGCGTCTCCGCCCTCATCTCGATGGCGCTACGGGTTCCAGATCGTGAGGTTCAGCAGCGCCGCGAGCTTCGCGTTGCCGCCCGGCGCCGCGTAGCGGCCGAGGAAGTGGGCGTTGGCCTCAGGCGGCTCGGGCGGCGTGCCGCCGACGGCCGAGTAGTCGAAGATCACCTGCGTATGGGCCGGCGCCCAGCGCGTCAGCAGGCAGACGAGATCGGTCGCCATGGCGATGCGCAGCAGCGGGTCGATGCCGCACTGGCCCCCGCCCCCGCCCACCCTGAAGGGCGTATTGCGCAGCGACCCGATATGCACCGTCCAGTAGAAGCGGATGGTCGGCTGGGCGAGCTGCCAGCGCCAGTCCCCGTAGACGTCGCGGGTGTCCCCGCACCTGGAGATCCCGCACATGAAGGGCGCGTATTCGGTGATCCTCGCCGAATAGCCGAGCGTCGCCGCGACGCCGAGGAAGAAGGGGCGCGACTGGCCCCCGAGCGTCGTCATCTTGGCGACGAGGGCGATCTCGCGGTCGCCGATCGTCAGCTTCTCGGCGAGGCAGGGATCCGGCAGGCCCCAATTGCGCTCCCAGTCGGGGAGCAGCTCGAGCGCCGAGCGCGGATCGGATTCCTGGGTGAGAAGGTCCGCGGCGCGCGCGTCGACGTCGCCCCAGATCTGCGAGGCGCCCCCGACCCAGAGCATGAGCGGGGCATCGAGGTCGCGCGGCCACGCCGGCCCCGTCGGCAGAAGGTCGGCGAGTGCCGTCGCGTAGTCCGAGGCGGCGTGCTGCGTCCAGCCGTCGTTGAGCGTGGTGACCGGCGGGACGGGCAGGTCCCGCGCCTGGTGGAAGCGCAGGCGCGCCGAGACGGTGATCGGCGCCGCGGCATAGCGCACGAGATGGTGATAGCCGCCGATCATGGAACTTCGCTCCGCGAAGTCGGCGAATGGCGAACCCCGGATCGAAGTCCGGGGCATGTGGCGAATGGCGAGTAGAGAAGAGGCATCTAATCGCTACCCGCTGTTCTGCTCGTTCCACGAAAGAATTTACCGATCGCGCCTCCGGCGCTGCGATTCGCTCATTCGTCGCCTGGTTTCTTCGCTGATCGGAGAACGTCTTCGGATGGCATCCAGAAGGAACTTGCGTTGTTCCGGATCTCGCCAGCGCGCTTTCATTGCCGCGCTTTGCTTTGCGCTCGCCTTGGCTCTGCGGTCGTCATCGCGCCAGAGCGCAAGATGCTTCTTGCGCATTCGTTGGCGGAATCCCGGGCGACCCCACGCTGCCTTGGCTGCGGCCGATTTATTCGACCTCGTTTCCGGTCTCTTACCGGCGGCTCTTAGCGCGTCGCCTATCCGCGCGCGATATGACGGATCAGCCCAATCGGAGTTCTTCCTCGATCTAGCGCGCTCGATGAAAGCGGGGGTCTGGGCGGCCTTTCTGACGGCCTCTCTGTGCTTCTTGCGGTAATCCGAAGAAGCCATGGACGCTTTGTGCGCGGTTCTCTGTCGTTCGCGATAGGCAGGGTCTTGCCAGAGAGCCTTGGACGCCTGTCGGCGCTTCTGAACCATTTCCGGCCGCTCGCGCCAAAGCCTCAGCTGTTCTTCGGCCGTCGAGCCTCTTCCTCCAGCTCTCAGGTTCCACAGCGAAGCCGCGCGGAGAGCGATCTCTTGCCGCTCCCTTTCGTACGCACCTTTCTCCGACAGCCCGTCGGTGATGATCAACGAAGTGACGGCGGATCCCCCTAGAAGGGCCTTGGCGAGCCGATTGTAAAAAGGGGACGCGGCAATTCGTTCTCCGGCCGCCCGCCGCGCCGCGAGGTTACGGGCGATCCTCGCATGATCGAAACGTCGGCGGCGATTTCCTTTGCCTATATACCTTATGACCCCGTCGACGATGATCGCATAAACTTCGCAATGCATCATCTATGCATACGCTATAGCTCCCAAAACCGCCATATGGCCGGCGTCCGGCATCACGGCGTCGGCCATGGTGAGGTCGAAGCTCGCCACGCCCTGGGCGGCGAAGATCGCGTCGGACACCCAGGCCGCATAGATCGTCTGGGCGCCCTGGGCGATGCCGTTGAGTGAATAGGCGGGCTTCCCCCGCTGCGTCAGCATCTTCGAGATCGAGGCCGCGATGGCGTTCTGGGTCGCGGTCGTGTTGGCCGAGAGATTTCCGATGGTGCAGCTCACCGGCTGCGGGATCGGCGCGACCACGAAGCGGTCCTGGACCGCGACCGGGCGCACCATGTCGAGATAGGCGGCGACGGCGGCGACGTCCTGCGAGAGCGGAAAGCCGTTGGTCGACGGGATGTTGGTGGCGCGCAGCGCGTCGCACATGAAGCGGATGGTGACCGTGCCCATGCCCATCTCGCGCGGCGAGCACCAGGCTCTCGTGACGCCGGGCACGGCGAGCGCCCAGGCGACGTAGTCGTCGGCATCCCCGCCCATGGGCGGCAGCTGGATGCGCTCGAGCACGCGGGCGCGCAGCAAATCGTCCGATTCGACGTCGGCGCCACCGTTGAGCGACACCACGGTCGCGGTGGCGTCGACCCCCGGCACCGCCGTGGTCACCGAGAGGGTGTCGCCGAGCGGCAGGTTGCCGGCAGCGCCGGCGTCCAGCGCCGTGAGGGTGACCGGCGCCGGCGTCGACGACACCGTCACGTCCTGCGTCGTCTGGTAGGAGACCGCCGGCGAGCCGAAGCCCGTGAGGATCGAGCCCGAGGGAAAGACCTTGCCCGAGGCGCCGGTCATGGTCGCCGAGCCGGTGGCGAAGCTCGCGGCCTTGCGGCCCCTCGAGCCGTCGGCGTTGACGAGCCAGATGACGCCGTGCCGGTCGAGCCACTGGCTCTCCGACGTGTCGGGCAGGAGCTGCAAAGCGAGCCAGTCGAGATACTGGTAGCCGAGATGGGCGAGGCCGCCGCCGGCGTCTGCCAGCACCCGCGCCACGGAGTTCGGGACGAGCGGACCCTTGAGGCGCGAGGCGATATAGTCGCGGTTGCTGGTCCTGACCGTCGTCAGCGGAGGAGTCGACCAGGGCATTCGACGGCTCCGGAGTCAGCGAGTAGCGAGTGGAGGGCAGCGAGGTCTGGATTGCTTCCCGCTTCGCAGGCTCGCAGTCGCAATGACGGCCCTCAGGCCGTCAGCTCGTCCCAGAGATCCTGGAAGACGAGCGCGATCGCCGGCGAGCGCTCGCGCAGGAGCGTGATCGTCGCCGAGATGCGCGACGGCGAGGGCTGCGTCACCTCGATCGTGAAATCCGAGACGAGCCCGTTATCCTTGAAAGGCTGGATGGCCTCGAGGATGAAGGCGTAGGCCTTGGCGGTCGTGGCGCCGACCTTGGCGTTGGCGCCGGTGATCTTGTCGCGCGCCATCTCCCACAGGCGCGAGCCGATCGGCCAGCCGGACCAGATGCTGTCGGCCTCGAGGTCTCCCCACCAGCCGCGCCGGTCGTTGACGAGCGGATCCGGCAGCACGTCGTCTTGCAGCGCCAGGCGATCGGTGCCGAGCGCCACGATGACGGCGGTCGCCAGCGCCTGCGTCTCGTCGAGGCCCTGTGGGGTCAGCAGCCAGTCGAGCCGCACCGCGTAGGACGGAACGGCAGCGAACGGGCCGCCGGACTGGGCGATGCGGATGTCGGGCATGCCGCTACGCCGTCGTCGGATCGTCGGGCGGAGGCGTGCTGACGGTCAGAGCCGACGGGCTGATCTGGTACCAGGTGTTCGTCGACTTATCGAGGATCTTGAGCTTCGACAGATCGCCGACCTCGTTGATGATGAAGCCGTTCGCCTGGGCGCGGTGCTTGGCGATGCCGTCCGAGATCGCGATGCTGTGCGCCGCCGCCGCGGCCCGCACGCCGTTGCGCTGGACGTGGACCTTTTGCTTCTGGTCGTCATAGAGGCCGCTCTCGCCGGGCTGCCAGCCGGTCGGCCGGTAGCGGCGGTCGTCGATTACCACGACCACCGGATGCGAGCGGTGGGCGCCGAGATAGAGGATCACCGCCTCGGCGGCCTCCTTCGAGTTCGGCGTCGGCGGCAAGGGAACCGAGCTATGGCCGTAATTCTGGAAGCGCTCGATCCCGGAATGGGTCTCCGCGTAGAGCGCCTGCCCCTCGAACTCCTGCTTTTTCTTCGAGTCGTCGGCGCGGGTGAGCGTAGCGCGGGAGGCGGCCAGCGAAAGACCGGTGCCCACGTCCCTGGTGTTCGATCGCATCAGGGAGCTCCATTTCCGTAATCCGGCGGATCGGGGGCCGGCGGCGCGGATGGCGTCTCGCCGGAATAGGCGCTGTCGCCTCCGCCACCGGCGCCGGCCGCCGCCTGCGCCAGCGGATTCGTCGAGTAAGCGGCGCTCTCGGGCGTGCAGAGCTCCAGCGTGGTGAGCGTGCCCGCCTCGCTCGATTGAGAATAAACCACGGTCTGCGAGATCAGCGTGCGCTCGAGGTCGAGCATCGGCGATGACACGAAGTAGTGCTTATTGATGTCCCAGAGCGTGCCGTCCTGCGACTGCCATCCCTGGACGACGATCCTGCAGTTGATCTCGGCCCTTCCGAGAAAGGACATCTCGTGCGCCGCGCGGATAGCCGCATCCCGCGAGGTGCCGGGCTCCTCCATGTGCAAGACCTTGGTGCGGGGCGCTCCAGCCTTGCCGGCGGTGGCGGAGACGCTTCGCGCATCCTGCGGCGGGGTGTTGTCGCCGCCTCGCGACTGAGTGTAGGCCCTGACCGCGTCAAATATCTTGGAGACGTCGATCGTCGCCCTCGCCTCGAGGATGTTGACGCCCTCGACGAGCTGAGCGTCCGAGCCGGCTGCCTGAGGCGTGTAGGCTGCGACGAGGTTGCCCTGCGCATCGTCGGTGATCGCCATGCCGCGCATGCGCGCCAGGCGCTCGATGGCCATGAAGATCGTCTCGCCGAGCCTCACGGAGAAATTCTCGAAGGGCTGCGCCAGGTTCGGCGGGCTGCCCGTGATGACGAGGGGCACGCCGACGGACGCCAGCAGCGCGTTGGCGATCGGCTGGAACGGGTAGTTCTTGAACTGGCCGCCCTTGACCTGGACCGAGGCGTCGACGGCGTCGCGGGTCAGGCTTCGACCCTGGAACATGACGCCATGCTGCTTCGAATTGTAGCTGCCCTGGCGGATGTCGATCTTGCCCGTCAGCGCCGGGATGCCCGCAAGGGTGATATTGCAGCTGTCGCCCGGCTGGATGCGCCAGTTCTGGAAGGCGCCGGTGGAATCGATCGGCTCCGACGCCGTAAAGGCGAAGGTCGAGGCCGCGTCGCTGATGCCGCGTCGCAGCCAGAAGGTTTCCCAAGCCTGATAGGCCTGGCTGCCGACATTGAGGACGGCGATCTCGGCCGTTTTCGGCATGGGCGGCTATTGAGCCAGGGCGCGCAACGCGGAGGGCATGAAGGCCGGATGGATCACGCGGTTCTCCATCATGAGCTCATCGGCCCGGCTCGCATCGGCATAGATGCGCTGCGCCAGGGTCAGAGACGGCACCGAGCGCGGGACCGTGATGTTCATGAGCCGCGGCAGCGGGATGGCGCGCAGCTGAAGGTCCCTAACGATGGATGCGTGCAACGCCACAAACGCCTGATAACTCGCCGGGTCGTGATCGTCGGCCGCGTATTCCTCGGCAGGATCGAAGGCCGCGTTGACGTTCGCGACCATGGCCTCGACATCGTCGCGCGAGACGAAGGTCGTCGCCGAGACGATGACCGCCTGCTTGCAGAGGGCCAAGCGGATGCCGGCATTTGCGACGGCGATGCCGGCCAAGCCCAGCGGCGTCTCGGCGAGCATCGCGGCGGCGACCTTTCCGAAGGCCGCGTAGGTTGCGCCGGCGGCGGCCGCCTGGTCGAAGCAGGCGGAAATCTGCGCGCCGATCGCGCCGGCCCTGAGATCCGCCTCGGCGTCGGCCTGGAGCGCGCCCACGGCTTGCCGCAGCAATGACCCGGCTGTGCCGACGTTCGGACCCGTCAGCGTCGCCCCGAGCGCGTTCGCGAGATCGGTGACGATGCCGATCGCCTCCTCGAGATCAGCGAGAGTCATGTCAAATCGGACCGGATACGCCGCCGCCGTAAGCGGCGCCGGGAAAGGTCAGCTGCTTCTGGATAGTCGTGTCGAGCGAGCTCGATGCCGCTTGCTGAGCACTCGACGCCGCCGCCGCGACCTGGCCCTGCGTGTCGTCGGTGACGGCGTTCGAGGCCGGCTGTCCGGCCTCGGTGAACTGGAACTCGAAGAGGACGTAGCCGCCCTTCTCGCGGAACTCGCGGGCGCTATAGCTATCGACCACGACCTGCTTGGCGCCGAGCGTCGGATGCACCAGCGTGCCGGGGCCCTCGATCTCGCAGACGTCGATCAGAAGGTCCCTATTGCCGAGATAGTCAGGGCTGACGAGATAGGCCTGGATCTGCCAGCGGCGCGCCTTCCGGCCCATGTCCTCGGCATAAGGCGTATTTTTTTTTGGAAACTCGTGGAGCGCGATCCTCCTGCCGCCTGCCTGCGAACCCTGCTCCACATGAAAGGGGACGCCGGCGAAGGAGGCCGGCAACAGCGAGGCGCGCCAGGCGGCCGCGGAAAGCTGCATGGCGACCTCCAGAATCGGAAAAGGCGCCCCGAAGGACGCCCCTTCCTTGACCTTGCGTTGCCATGCCGAGCCCGGCCTTGCCCATCCGAAGTGATGTCCGGATCAACTGCGGCTATTGAGCGGCTCTAGCCTTGGCCTGGACCGCAAACGCTATGACTGCATCCCGAAGGGACGACCGAATTTGATCGCGCAGCGCGTCTTCCTCGGATTCGCTGATGATCGACTTGGCCTTCGCCTTCGCGACGTCGAAGGCCGCGTCGATTGTGGCGGAGACTTCCGTTCCGCAGATTGTCATGGCGGCGCTTGCGAGAACAGTCGCGGGCTCGCCCGATTTCTGAAGGTCGGCCAGTTGGTTCCTTACGCACACGAAAAGCTTGTCGCGCACGAGCTCCATGGCGCGCCTAGCGTCGTCGGCGGCCTGGCGAGCCGCCTCGTCCCTGCGCAACTGTTCGGCGCGCCTCTCGGATTCGAGCCTCTGGCGCTCCGCTTCAGCGCTGGCGATGGCGGCCTGCCTATCGGCTTCGGCCCTAGCGGCCGCAGCCTGTCTGGCGGCTTCCGCGCGATCGGCCGCCGCCTTGCGTTCCGCGTCCGCGCGATCCTCGTCCGCGACCTTCCGCTGCAAATCGCCGCCGATGCGCCTCATTACGGCGCGTTGCAGATCGTCCGCGTAGCCGCCATGAAAGAAGGTCTGACCGGTGCCCGGGCCATAGAGCCTGTCGTGCTCATCGATCATGAACTGGATCGGCTCAGAGCAACGCCGAACCGGGCCGCCGAGAAGGAACTGCGCGAAGCGCCCCTCACGATAAGCGGACACGGCGTCGGGATCGTTCATCGCCTCCCTGGCGATGCATCCGGTAGCTCCACGAATGATGGGAACCAGGATCTGCCGCCGCTGATCGACCTGGGAAAGCGCCCCCGTCGATGCCATCAGCAGAAACACGATTGCAGCGCCGCTCGTCACGCGCATGACGGCCCCTCCCCATTTTCGGGGCATCTTCTTCCAGGGCCGGGAAGAGAGTCAAATCGCGCTCGACCGTCGCCTACGCCGTCTCGGACGCCGGCGTCATCGCGAAGCCCCTGTTCAAGTGCACCTCCCGAAACAAGCCGCCCCCCCCTGCCTTTACATAGGTGCCATGTGGCGCCTCGACCTTGACGTGAAGTGTGCCGGTCCCTTCAACCTTCGTCGGGCCACCGCCGCCGAGGCCGGCGTCCGAGCCCTTGCGCAGGATATCGCCGACATCGCCTTTCGGCCAGCGCATCCCCTCGAACCCCTTCTGGTTCATGATCGAATAG